CCGGTAACAAACTTGTAGGTAATTTTAATGACGTACAAGTTCCAAACTCTTATGCTAAATATGGTGATAGACTAATGGAGACATTACTAGTTAAAACTATAGCTGTGATGCAAAAGAAAACAGGACTTAAACTAGTACCAACATATTCATACACAAGACTCTACAGAAAAGGTAATATCTTAAGAAGACACAAAGATAGACCAAGCTGTGAGATATCGACTACACTAAACCTAGGTGGAGATGCATGGCCTATATTTATCGATCCTACGGGGTCTGACAACGTCATAGACGAGTATAAAGGCATACATAAGCCTGGTGCACCTAAAGGTATAAAAGTAGACCTAAAACCAGGAGATATGCTTATTTACTCTGGCTGTGAATTGGAGCACTGGAGAGAGCCTTTTGAAGGCCAATTATGTGGTCAAGTATTCCTGCACTATAATCATGCAGATGGACAGTTTGCAAAGAGCAATTTGTATGATAAAAGACCTATGCTAGGAATAGTCAAATAACGTTGAATATCAACGCAATCTAATATAATCTGGAGTTCTATGTTACAGAAGGTATCTTTTTTACCAGGAATAAATAAACAGGTCACACCTACAGGTGGAGAGGCGCAGTGGGTAGACTGTGATAATGTTCGTTTTAGGTATCAACTTCCTGAGAAAATAGGAGGTTGGAAACAGTTAGGTGCGGACAACGTAACCGGTGCAGCTAGAGGATTACATCAATTTACCAACAGTGCTGGTCAGAAGTTTTCTATTATAGGAACAAACAGAATTTTATACGCTTATTCAGGTGGTGTATTCTATGACATCCATCCCATCAAATCTACTACAACACTTACTAATGCATTTAGCACGACTAACGGATCAGCAACGGTTACGATAAACTTTTCAGGCGATCATGGTATTCAACAAGGTGACATTATTTTATTAGATAATTTTACAACGATCACAGATTCAGATTTTGCAGCAGCTAATTTTGACGATATAAGATTTATGGTCACAACGGTTCCTGCATCCAACACCATTACGATTACGATGCCGTCTAATGAATCAGGGTCCGGGGCATCAGAGTCTGGTGGTATAAGAGTTCAACATTATTATCGAGTAGGACCAGATGTACAGGCACAAGGTTTTGGTTGGTCACTTGGAACTTGGGGTGGTCAAGAGGTTGGAGCTTTTTCAACAACACTATCTTCAGGTATTACAGATTCTGCCACAAGTATAACATTAAACGATGCCTCACAGTTTCCATCATCTGGAACAAACTTTATACAAATAGGAACAGAAGAAATATCTTATACTGGTATTACATCTAACACCCTATCTGGAGTAACGAGGGGCGTAAGAAATACAACAGCAGCTTCACACTCTGGTGGAGCAACCGTTACGAGTTCAACGAACTTTGTAGCATGGGGTGAGGCAGCATCGGGTGACTTAGTCATCGAACCAGGATTCTGGTCACTAGATAACTTTGGTGACAAAGCTATTTCATTAATATGTAATGGTGAGGTTTTTGAATGGGACTCATCCGCTACGAATGCTACATCGACAAGAGCTTCTATTATTACAGGTGCACCTACAGCATCAAGACACATGCTAGTATCTACACCGGATCGACACTTAGTATTCTTTGGTACAGAAACTACAATTGGTACAAAGACTACACAGGATGATATGTTTGTTAGATTCTCCGATCAAGAGGATATTAATACTTATACACCTACAGCAACCAATACAGCAGGCACCCAAAGACTAGCTGACGGATCACGGATTATGGGAGCTATCAGAGGTAGAAATGCAATTTATGTATATACCGACACAGCTTTATTTACTATGCGTTTTGTAGGTCAACCGTTTACCTTTGCCTTTGAGCAAGCAGGTACGAACTGTGGACTTGCAGGTAAGAACGCAGTGGTTGAAGTAGATGGTGCAGCGTATTGGTTATCAGAGAATGGTTTCTTTAAATATGCAGGTTCACTCGAGTCTTTACCGTGTTTAGTTGAAGACCATGTGTATGATGATATTAATTTAGACTCCGGTAATCAAATGATATCTGCAGGACTTAATAACTTGTTTGGTGAGATTATGTGGTTCTATCCAACATCAACATCTTCTGTAGTAAACAGAATGGTTTGTTATAATTATTTTGATTCATCTCCACAAAGACCTGTATGGACGATTGGTACATTAGCAAGAACAGCGTGGCAGGATTCAGCTGTCTTTGGTAAACCTCATGCATTGGAATACGATGCTGATGGTGTTGAGGGTTCTAGTTCCGCGACTTATGTACAAGGAAACACTGATGGTACATCAACATACTATCAACACGAAACGGGGACCGATCAAGTTAAGGGTGGAACGGTTACAGCTATCACAGCAAATATTATATCTGGTGATTTTGATATTACACAGAAAGTACAAAGAGGTGCTGGCCCTATGGCAGAGCTTAGAGGTGATGGTGAGTTTATTATGAAGATTAGAAGATTTATACCAGACTTTATTTCACAGACAGGTAACTCACAGGTTACACTAAACTTACGTAATTATTCAAATGATACCGCATCAAGCTCGTCATTAGGACCCTTTACAGTTACCTCATCAACGACTAAAGTAGATACACGAGCAAGGGCAAGAGCAATTGCTCTTAAGGTAGCAAACACAGGATCTGGTCAAGACTGGAAGCTAGGTACGTTTAGATTAGACATACAACCGGACGGTAGAAGATAATGGATCAAGAAACTTTTTTAAAACTCTTTAGTGGAACAGGAACAGATTTCTTACAAAATACATCTGAACTTGCTGCAAACAAATTAGCTAGCAGTTTACCTGTTTCTAGTCAACCTCCCGCAGATGCTTTTGAGTATTTTAATAATGATTTTTTTAATCAAAATAATTCAGGAATACTAGGAACCGACCAAGCTCAAAACACACTTTCTGCAAATCCTATTCTTGCAAGTGAACTAAACGCTGCAAGAAACCTTGGTGTGCCACAAGACAATAGATTTACAGGTATATTAAAAAATACAGTTGCTCGGCCCTTAATGTTTCAAGCTGGAGCAAATGTAGGTTTAGGGGCAGGCCAACTTCTTACTGGAGCGGCTAATCCTCTTTTTGCTTTAGCAGGTGCAATTGGTTCACAGTTCTTGCCATTAGGTAGAAGTAAACCAGGTATGGATTATCAATATGTGAATCAACCTGGTGGTGTTAATGTTGTAGATAATAAAATTACAACAGGTGTTCTTGCAGGTAAGAATTTCGAAAGCGCTTTTGGTTCAAGAGATTTAGGAGAAATGTATCAAAACTATATTGACCAGTTTGAAGACGAAGAAGATCTTACAGACTTTCAAAAAAGTCAGAAAGAAAAAGCTGAAGCAGAATTAAGAGCCTATTTAACAACAGGCGCTAAAATAAGAGGTTATAGAGATTCAGTTACAAATAGAACAATGACTCCAAGAGAATTTGCTTTTAATTACAATCAAGGTATCGGTCAGTTCGCAATGCCAACAACAGATGCTACTGGCAAGACTTTAGACTACACAGGAGAATCTGATACATACTCTGGCGGTGAGTCAACACCAGGAGATGATACTTCATACAGTGATCCATACGATCCAGGTGGAGGAGAGTAATGGCAAAGATCGTACAAGTATTAACAAGACCTAGTAAAGAATACAGACAATCTGTAGCTGACTCACAGGTTAGAGATCTTGATGCTATAATTCAAAAACTAAACACAACGTTTCAACAAGAACTAAAAGATGAGGTAGAAGCATTTAATTTCTTTTTACAATAATGGCTAACAGTTTTATAAATAAAAAAGCAGACTTAACAACGACAGATCTTACAACTCTGTACACGGTCCCTACTGCAAAGACCGCGGTTGTTAAATCAATCTTAGTGTCTGAGGATGCAGGGTCCGGGGCTAATATAACGATTACGTTAGTTGATTCATCGGCTAATATATTCAGTTTGTTTAAATCTAAAACCATATCTTCCAACACAACAACAGAACTCTTAACTCAACCCCTAGTTATGGAGGAGAGTGAGATCTTAAAAGTACAAGCTTCTGACGCGAACGAGCTGCACGTCATAGCTTCAATATTAGAAATACAGCCGAGAGAGGTCGTAACGTAATGCAGGTGTTAAAACCAGAGAAGATAATAACAACTATTTCTAACCTAAAAACAGGGGAAATATACAAGGATGATAAGGAGTGGAAAGCTAAGGGTATAGCAGAAACAGAGATAAGAAGAGATGTAAAAGTAGTCATGCCATCTCTTGATTTGTTTCCAAAAACCAAGTAATGTGATAATTCAGGTATTTTGCCTGCCTTATTTAAAGCTTAATTACAACTATGACGATATCAAGAATGCAACAACCTAGACAATTATATGGCCTTGGTAGCCTAGTAAAAAAGATTACTAAACCTATCAAGAAGATCGTTAAAAGTCCTATCGGTAAAGCAGCTTTAGCGGGAGCTGCGGTATATTTTGGTGGTGGTGGAGGTCTTCCTCAATTTATGAGAGGAAAAGGTGCTGCAGGTTTTGGCAGCAACGCTTTTGGTTCTTTTATTAAAGACAAATTATTTGGTACTTTGCAACCAATTAAAGGAGGAGCAGATTCTATACGAGAAGGTGGGTTAATAAATCTTTTAAAAGGTGGTTTTGGAAATTTATCTGGAGGTCAAAAAGCATTCTTAGGAGGCGGTGCTTTATTATCTGCATTACCATTCTTTATGGGAGGTGCTGAAGAGGAGGAGGAAGTTATTACAGATCCGTTTAGCGTAACACCTTCTTCTATAACTGATATTGTATCTCAAGCAAAAAGAAGAGATCCAAGTTTAAGGTTTTTACCACAGACACAGTTTGCTCAACCGGGTTTCTTTACAGCAGCAGAAGGTGGCAGAGCACAATTAGCTGGAGGAGGAAATAGAGTTACACAATTATTACAATTGCTAGAAGGTACAAAAGACCCTATGGATAGAAGAATGATTCAACAAGAGATTGACATGTTATTAGGTAAGTTTGCAAAAGGTGGTATAGCAGATCTACCTGAAGTTAGAATGCTAGAAGGTGGCATGCCTGAAATAGATTATAGACAATCAGGTGGCTTTGTACCTGTAGGTAAAAAAGAAAAAGCAGATGATGTCCCAGCGATGTTGTCAAAAAATGAGTTTGTTATGACAGCAGATGCTGTTAGAGGTATGGGTGACGGTAACGTAGAAAAAGGAGCCCAAAAAATGTATGATCAAATGAAACAATTGGAGAATAGGACAGTATAATGGCATTACCAGATTATTTAGAAGATACATCAAAAGACTTTGCAAAACAATTAACGGCAACAACGTCTGTTCCTATAGATACAACTAAGTTTACAGGCAGACAGTTTGTTGGTGGTGAAGATCCATTACAAACACAAGCTATTGGTATAGCACAACAAGGTGTTGGATCTTATCAACCTTTCTTAACTGCAGCACAACAAGCAGGAGTATCAGGAGCAACAACATTAGGAACGGCAGCCACAGCACTAGGTGGTGCTCAACCGATGTTAACAGCAGCACAAGGTTTAGCTCCAACAACAGGAGCACAAGCTACAGCTCAAGCACAAGATTTTATGTCTCCGTTTCAACAACAAGTTATCGATACAACACTTGCAGAGTTTGACAGAAACAGAGCCATGCAAGAACAACAAATTAGAGATCAACAAGCACAACTTGGTGT